AACAGGGGTGGATTGATTAAACTGAAACCTACTAATATTATAGATAGACAAGCACCTGAAGGGTTATTTAGAGTGATTGGCATAACTGATAATCATCAATCTGTTTGGATTGAAGGGACATATTCAGATTTTAAATCCGCTAAAATGATGGTTGACAAAAAAGTAATTAAGGGTGTACAGTATTGCATACACAGTGATTCAAACAGAATTTTATATTCAGTTAGGGGATAAGAATGGAGAGCTTTGAGTTCATAGAATCAGCCATTATATTTGGGCTAGATAACAAAAGAAGTTTAAGAGAGTTTCGATATTCAGCCAAGGATTTTGCTAAATTTGGAGAAGTATATAAATTTGTAGTAGGCCATTTTGATAAGTATGGGGAGTTTCCTTCTCCATCTACTTTGGTACAAGAGTACAGCCCAATTGGTTTACACCCAGAAGCACAGAGCGTAAACTTTGATTATGCCATAGATTGTTTTAAGAAACAGGTACTACAGCGACAGATTATTACTGCTGTACGTACACAGAAGGAGACAGTACAAGAGAATCCTAAACAGGCATTATCTGCTATTATGACAAGCCTCACAGATATTGAGGTGGCTTATGATGAAGATGTAGTAATGTATGATGAAGGTTCTGTAGATAGACTAGAAGAATGGAGAGCTAGAACCCAACAGCGTAAGATGGGAGATGGCTTGATGGGTATTGCTACATCCTTTAAATCTCTAAATGGTACTGGGGTAGGATGGATGCCTGGGGAATTGATTGCTTTATTTGCTAGACCTACAGTTGGTAAAACGTGGTTATGTGTTCATGCTGCTGCTACCGCTATTATGCAGGGAAAGAAGACTCTCTTAATCTCTACTGAAATGCCTATCGCCTCAATTAGTTTGAGAATAGATGTAGTATTAGGAGCCATGAATGGGTATAAACTTTCTCATAAAGCCTTACGTACTGGTGAACCCATTGATGAAAAAGTATACGCTAAGTTTTTGCAGGAGCAAGCTACTAATAAATCTTTGTTAGTATGTGACCATATTGCAGGGCAATCTACTATATCTTTGGAGAGTATAGCTTCTATTATTCGGAAGCATAATCCTGAGTTTGTAGTAATAGATGGTGTATATCTTATTTCACAGAGCGATTCTAAAAAGGCTATGTGGGAACAAAACCACAGTTTGTTTTACGGTTTGAAGAATTTATGCCTTTCAATGAATACTTCTATCTTAGTTTCAACACAGGCTAATAGGGATGCCGCTAACATTTTTGTACCACCCAAAGCTGACCAAGTAGCCTTTGGTGATGCTTTGATTAGAGCAGCAGATGTAGCCTTGGCAATGTGTAAGGTGGAAGATGCTGATGATAAACGCTTAATACAGTTCCAAAAATATCGGGATGGAGAACTGCCCTCAGAAGTAGCTATAATGCAGTGGGATGTAGACTGTGGAGATATAAAAGAGATTCCTGACTATGTATGGGCTACTGACTTTTAATGATGGCTACTGATTGGGGGCAAATCTTGTTAAAACATGGGTTTGATGTACCTGTGGAGAAGGAACAGTTTAATATCCTTTGTCCATTTCATGTGGACTCTGTTCCTTCCTGCTCTATTAATACTACTAAAGGCTTATGGATTTGTTTTAGAGGATGTGGGCAAGGTACTTTAAAAACGTTCCTGCAAAAATATCTAGGGGTTCCCTGGTCAGAGCTAGACGGAGAACTAGAGCAAACTCAATGGTCACTGGATTTATGGGATGAATTAGAACCCCTGATAGCAGAACCTATCCCTGAGGTTGAATTACCTACTGGATTTTATATCCCTGACAACCATTGGATTTTTCACAGAGGATTTCAGAGAAGCATCTTAGAAGAAACAGGGTGTATAACTAATAACTATGGGGATTTAATCATCCCTGTAAAGGATAGGTTTAATAAACTTCAGGGATATATTTCTCGTAGACAACAAGCCGTACCAAAATACATGTACTCGTTTGGATTTAAAAAATCTACGGTACTGTTTGGTGGACACTTGTTAGATAATGCTAACAAAATTTATGTCACAGAAGGAGCTTTAGATGCACTTTGGTTGAGGCAACATGGTTACCCTGCGGTAGCGGTTCTAGGAGCGCATGTTTCTAGAGAACAGATTAAACTAATCAATGCATTATATCCTGAGGAAGTTATTCTATGTTTGGACAATGATGCCGCTGGACAAATAGGTATCAACAAAGCCCTAGTTGACATGGAGCATAACTATCTGGTATCATATATAGTAATTCCTAAAGGATATAAGGATGTACAGGATATTCATAACTCTAAAGTCTTAAAACAAGTATTACAAGACAGAGAATATTGGTAAAAGGAGAACTCAAATGAGTGGTATTGCAAGGATTCAACAACTAAGGGATGATTTTCGTACTGGAGCCAACAGTACTTCGCTTCCTGGGAAAGAAGTATGGCTAAAAGATGGTGACCAAGCTTTCGTTTCTTCCATTGCGACTGGGGAAGAGGGCGATGCCAAGCTTGATGAATTTTATATGTTCACTTTTCGGGATAATAATCGTTGGACAAACGTTCTTAAGGACGATGCTGTAGACTGTTCTCACGTACCTGAAGATGTACGCCCATCCCATAAGTTTGCGTTTTGGGCTTATGTGCATGAAATTATGCATGAAGAGAAACGTGCTGACAGTTGGGAAGCAGTACAAGGGCCAGGGGGCAAGCAGTTGTTTAAGGAAGTAGTGGATGATTTCCGCATCATGACGCTGGGCTTTGGGCGTAGTGATTACGTGTGGAACCAATTGGTGGAAGTGTATGAAGATTGGGGTTCACTAGACAAGGGTGTTCTGAGGATTAAGCGCACTGGTGCTGGTGCAATGGACACTTCCTATAGCATTACTGCTACCGCTAGAACCCTAGATATTCCCACTGAGAGGGGGGAAGATGTGGAAGAACTACCTACTATTCATGCATACTTTCTAGAACGGTATGGTGGGGCTGGAACCGCTCCTAGTACTAATGGTACAGGTAAAAGAGAGGGGCTAGGTGACCTCTTCTAAGAGAATAGACTTTGATTCCTACTGCCTGGATATTGCAGACCTCGTTGCCAAACGAACCACCTGTAGTAGAAGGGCAGTGGGATGCATCTTAACTGACTCCCAAAATCATATAGTAGCTACAGGGTATAATGGTGTACCTACTGGGTTTACCCATTGTATAGACAACCCCTGTGAAGGAGCTACGTATCCTAGTGGGGAAGGGTTAGATGCATGTATGGCGGTTCATGCAGAGATAAATGCTTTATTGCAATTAAGGTCTGATGATGCCTTAACATGTTATGTAACTACTACCCCTTGTGTTCAGTGTGCTAAAGCCTTATGTAACTCTAAGGTTAAAAGAATAGTGGCTAGGGAATGGTATGTGCAGCCCCAAGCAAAGTGGCTTTTAGAAACAGCAAAGATTCAAGTGGATATAGTATAGTGTTAATAGAGACTCAAGAACAGTTTGATAAAGAAGTACCTTGGATTGCTGGGTTTAAGCAATTAGTTGTAGACGTAGAAACAAACGGCTTAAATGCTTTTGGATTCAATCAATTATGTGGGGTTGGTATTTCAACAACCATACCTTCTCCACAAACATTTTATTTTCCCTTTAGGCATCAACAAGGCACAAATTTACCTTCCCATTGCTTGACTGAATTAATGCGTATTCTTTCTACTACAGAAGAATTGATTGGTTATAATATTAAGTTTGATTTACGTTTCTTAGAAAATGATGGATTAGTTCTTGATGCCATTAAAAGATTCATAGATGTAATTGTGATGGTTCGATTAACTGAACCATCTACAGTGAATGAGTTAGGTTTGACCCCTACCATTAAACGACATTATGGCTTAGAAGCCGCTAGTTACGATATAAATACCAAGAAGGTACTTAAGAGCAACAAGTGGTTTAAAGACTTCTCTATGGCTCCTGCAAGCGTTCTAGGGCCATACTGTGAACAAGACGTAGCTTGGACATATAAATTATTTGTGGACTGCCATAAGAAAATAAAGAAAAGTGACCAGTTAGGTATTTAGTGACCAGTTAGGTATTTATGACCTAGAGTGTGAACTTACTAAAGTCCTCTATGATATAGAATGTCGTGGAGTACAAGTAGATAATGCATATGCTATCCAAGCAAGAGAGAAAGTAGATAGGCGTATAACAGAGATTGGCACAGAAATTTATGGCTTAGTTGGTCATGAGTTTGCTATCCAAAGCCCTCAACAAGTAGGTGAAGTCTTTAATGAGTTAGGCATTACTTCTCCTGTTAAAACTCCAGGGGGTAAAGAGTCATGGAATGAAATTGCTTTGATAAGCATCAACCATAAGTTAGCAGGATTGATTCGTCAGTACAGAGCTTTGGGTAAGTTGAAGTCTACATATATAGAACCTTATACAGAGTTATCTGTGTTGCATACTCAGTACTGTAATTGGGGCGCATTAACAGGACGTTTATCTTCTCGTTCCCCTAACCTACAAAACATACCTCGTAATCATTTTAAACTGACTTATAAGAACCTTTCTGATGAGGAACGTTTAGAAGTTAAGGATAGAATAGCTAATACTATGTCAGCTAAAGGCTTGACTAGTATTGGGGAATTAGACGATGATGTATTAGATACTTGGGGTTTCATGGGGGATAAAAACTTTGATGAAGAGGATGAATATCAAATAGCTATTAGACGAATATTTATCCCAAGAGAAGGGTTTAGCCTAATAGCGTTTGACTATTCTCAGATGGAAGTACGAGTCTTTTTACATTATCTTCATAATGATGAAATAGATGAAATGTTGAAAAAAGATGATGTAGACTTTCATGGGGAAGCTGCTAAGTTGGCCTTTGGTGTAACAGCAGATAGTTATGATTTTGCAGAAAAGAGGCAACTAGCTAAGAATATAACTTTTGGAACTATCTATGGTATTGGGACAAAGCGGTTAGCTCTGCAATTACAAACTAATCAATATGAAGCTGCTCAGTATAAGAAGAAATATTTCGCTGGATTGAAAGGCTCTAAAGACTTCTTTGATAGTGTAATGGAAACCGTAGCAGAAAGAGGTTGGGTTAGGAATAGATACGGTAGGGTTTATAAGATTCCTAGTGACTATAGTTACAAAGGGGTAAACTATTTAGTACAAGGGACTGCTGCGGATATTCTGAATGAACGTATAATAGAAGTACATAAGTATTTAGGAGATAAGGCTAGTAGTATTCTCATGCAAGTACATGATGAAATCATTTGTGAAATTCATGATAGTGAACTAGAAATTATACCCTTTAAAATAAAAGAGTTACTAGAAGAAAACAGTTTGAATATACCTTTAGCAGTTGATATGGAAGTGTGTGAACCTTCCTGGGCTACTAAGAGGGACTTTCAAGTAGCCCAAGTTTCAGATAAACTAGAAGACTATATTGATTGGGGAGAATAGATGGAGTATATTATAACTTCACATACTATAATATATAGAACGTACTTAGTTCAAGATGTAGATAGTATAGAAGGAGCTTTGGATAAGTATTATGAAGAATTGCCAGACCCAATTAAGGAAGAATATTCATTTGAGTCTGATGATACTGAAATAGAATTGCTTACTCCTGAACTAAGAATACAATATGGACTAGAAGGGGGGTAGATGGTGACAACAGATATGTCAGATGATAGTTTCCCAGTGAAAGAACTTTCCTATCTGAGAAAGGTGAATGATACCTTAAAATATCGAGTGACTGAATTAGAACAGATTAATGAAGACCATAGGCTATTAAATGGAAAATTAAGAAAGGAGATGAACGAGATGAACGAGGTGGAATACCTAAGTGACCTTTCATATGGAGAGATAAGAATGCTTCAGCAATGTATTGATTCAGTTGATTCGTTTGAAAGAGCTTGTAGGAATGAAGCCCTTGCCATTGCAGATATACTAATTAAGAAACAACATGATTATGGGCAGAATAATATCTTGGTGTTTGGTGAGGAAGGGATTATGGTACGCCTTTCTGATAAAATACACCGCTTAATTAATCTGTTTAAGAACCGTAATGCTAAACCTAAAAATGAATCCGTTCAAGATACCTTCACAGACATAGCTGGATATGCTATAATAGGATTGATGTTACAAAAACAGACGTTCCAGCTTCCGTTACAGTTGGAGGAAAAAGATGGCAGTTAGAAAAGCCTT